GATCCATCTGATCTACAGAACCCCTACTTCAAGGAGACAGATTTCATCCCAATGAATGAGGATGACCATAGAGTGCCTAAGACCTACTACGTAGGAGTGGATTTTGCTCTATCTGATAAGACCCACTCCGACTACACAGTGATGGTGGTGGGAGGGTATGATGCAGACGGTATGTTGCATATAGTAGATGAGAGGAGAGTGAGGACGGATGACACAGCCGTTATCATTGATGAGCTCTTCTCGGTTATGTCTCGCTGGCAACCAGATATGTATCTGTTTGAAGGTGGGGTTATAGCTAACTCGCTCGAACCTACGTTTAGGTGGGAGATGAGAAGACGAAACAAGTTCTCTACTATACACACATATACACCGATTCAAGATAAGGCCCTGCGAGCCAACTCCATCCAGCAAAGGATGCGTAGTGGGGGAGTCAAGTACGACATGGAGGCTTCATGGTTTACAGACCATATGATGGAGTTGCGGGCCTTCCCGCGAGGCAAGAAGAAGGATAGAGTGGACGCTGTAGCTTGGCTGGGCAGGGGCGTAGACGAGTTTGTTGAGGCACCCACAGAAGAAGACCTAGAGATAGAAGCGTGGGAGCAGCAATATGAAGATTATCAAGAAGACGAGAACCCTTATGTTTCGGTTGCAGGATACTATTAATAAATGAACTTAGACACCATACTAACCACCCCCAACCTCGCGGAATCTCTAGACGAGAGTACACTAAATCTGGTTGGACGCACGGTGTATGACCACTACAAGACAGACTTAGATAGTCGCTCAGACTGGGTGGATAAGTACATAAGCTGGCTTGATATGGCAGGTCAAAAGCCTGAAAAGAAAACCAAGCCGTGGAAGGGTGCTGCGAATATCAAGTACCCAATGCTGACGAATGCGTGCCTACAGTTTAACGCTAGGGTGGTGCCAGCGCTAATGCCTAATAACGAACCGGTTGGAGCAGCCCCGTTTGGCCCTGATCCCACCGGAGAGAAGAGGATGGTGAGTACAGCTATTGCCGGACACATGAACTACCAGCTCACCTCCGAGATGAACGAATGGGAGGATGAGAGCGACTCTCTTATGATGAGTCTGTCCCTGTCTGGGATAGAGTATAAGAAGACCTATTATGACCCAATCAAGAGACGTAACGTATCACGACATGTAACCCCTCTACGACTAGTAGTAAACTACTGGGCAGATGAGCTGGCCACAGTCAGGAAGACTGAGATATTCTATTGGAATAAGAACCGCCTACTAGAGAAGATTAACGGCGGCTCCTACCTACCTGTTGACTGGGATGAGATAGGAGACCCCACTACTAATAAGCAAACAGAAGGGGAGGTTGAAAATAAAGAGAGGGTTGGGCTGGAGGAGCCCTCTACTACGGATAGTGCCACCCCCTACTTAGTATTGGAATATCACGGATGGTGGGATTTTGATGACGATGGGTATGAGGAGCCGTATATAATTACAATCCTTGAGCAGACGCAACAGGTACTGTCTATCGTACCGCGCTTCTCTGAGGATGAGGTGCAATATAAAGATGACGAGTCTAAAACGGTTAAAGCAATCACTCCCTTGGAAAGCTACACTAAATACAGCTTTATTCCTAATCCTGATGGTAGCTTTTACGATATCGGTTTCGGTCATCTCCTCTATCATATCAATGCAGTGGTCAACACTGCTACTAACCAACTCTTGGATAATGGGACTCTGAACAACACCCCTGGTGGGTTCTTTGGCAGAGGCATCAAGATGAGGAGAGGTGAGTTCCAGATGTCCGCTGGTAAGTGGTACACGGTGAACAGCTCCGGGGACGACCTGAAGAAGAATATCGTACAGATGCCTGTCACCCCACCCTCACCAGTACTCCTCTCACTAGTAGAGTTTATGGTGGACAGCGGGCAGCGCTTAAGCGCAACTACCGAGGAAATGACCGGTAAGCACCCAGGACAAAACACAAAGACTGGCGTAACACAGGCTGTCATGGAACAAGGACAGAAGGTGTTTACGGCAATCTACAAGCGTATTAGACGCTCGTTAAAAGAAGAACTAGACAAGCTGTATAAGCTAAATGGTATAGTGCTGGAGAGTGGTATTGAGACTAGAGTGCAGGAATCAGCACAGGTCTGGGGCCTAGAGGCTAAGCACTACAACAAGCAGATATATAACATCCAGCCCTCTTCTGATCCTAACATAGCAATTAAAGAACAACAGTTGCAGAAGGATATGACAGTGGTACAGCTGCTACAAGGCAGCCAGATGGGCAATGTTACAGAAGCAGTTAGACGATTGTTCTCTACAATGGAAGTGGAGAATGTAGACCAACTTCTTCCTGAGGACGCCAAACCAAAGGCTGACCCTAAGGAACAAGAAGCATCAGGCAAGCTTCAACTCGAAGCGCAGAAAGAGCAGTTCGATCAACTGATGGAGAGCGCTCAATTTGAGTTCGATAAGAAGTATAAGGCTGAGCAATTAAAAGTGGAGCTATTAAAAACCTCTCTCGCTCATGAACAGAAAGGCATGGAGATTGGGGCAAAGATAGCAGAAATAGACAGTAGGCTAATAGAGGCAGACGAGAATGCAAAGAATAGAAACTCCAAACAAGGAGGAGTTCAATGATTGGCGTAGATCGCCAGTAGGTATGTGGTGGTTCCATAGCCTGGAGAAGGTTATTGGAGCGAGGATGGAAGATTGGATGGAAGGGGCAACTATCAATATGGATAGTGTGAACAGCACAGCTCTACAGACAGTTAGACACCATGCCATCAGCAAGACTATTTATGAGATGTCTAACGCTGACTACGAGTACATGATACAGTTCTTAGAAGACGAACCACAAGAGGTTACAGATGCATAAAGAGATTACGAAGCCCTTAGGCTATAGAGTTATGGTTAGACGGGCACCCCCAGAGGAGGTTACTGAAGGCGGTATTATAATCGCAAGCGCCCAGACGGAGAGAGAACACGCCGCAGAGACAAGAGGTACCGTACTGGCCGTAGGACCTAGAGCATGGACGGATGAGGGAGATGAGGCGAGCAGATGCGAAGTTGGGGATAAGGTTATCCTGGCGGTGTATTCTGGAACTAGGCTCACAGCAGATAAATACTCAGACATCCTTGTAAACGACCAAGATATATTAGCGAAGGTAATTAGTGATGACTAAGGAAGCAGAGAAGACTGCGGAAGAGCTGATCGACGAGGGGGTTGCAGCATTAGAAAACGAAGACCCTACTCCCGAAGATGAGACAGTGGATACTCCCACTGAAGCAGAAGAACAAGCCCGCGCCCTAGGGTGGCGGCCAGAGGAAGAGTACGAGGGGGATGCAGGCTGGGTTGGAGCTCAGGAATTCATAGATAGGAAACCACTCTATGATGGACTAAGCAAACAAAGCAAACGCATCAAGAGACTAGAGAAGACTATAGACGACCTAGCCGCCCACAACAAGAAAGTGGAGGATGCGGCATACGCCCAAGCAAAGGCAGATATTAAAGCTGAGCGCATAGCGGCGATGGAACAAGGAGAGTTCGAGGTTGCAGAGAATCTCGTAGAACGAGAGAAGGAACTCGATAAGTCTCAAGAACAGGAAGTAGATGAAATCCTACCTCAAGAGTTTCTAGACTGGAAGGAAGAGAATCCTTGGTACGATACTGATACGGATTTAAGAGAGTTTGCAGACGATATGGGGGCAGTGATTAAGCATCGTAACCCTGAATTAACCGGAGCAGACTTTATTAATGAAGTAGCTAAGCGCACCAAGTTGGCCTTCCCAGACAAGTTTAAACAGAAACGTATCCCAAGCGGTGGTAATCCGCCAGAACGTGGTTCACCCACAAGAGGCGGTGTCAACAAAGATTGGGAGAAGCTCACCGATGAAGAGAAGAGAATAGCAAATGAATTCTCTCGCGAGATTGGTATAGACGGTAAACCGTTAATGACCAAGGAGCAATATATGAAACAACTAGACCTAAGTGGACGATAACCATGGCAACAGCAAAAGAAAAAACAGCTAACCCTGTTACACAGAGGAACTCGCAAAGAGCGAGACCTACAAAAGAGCAGATTCTGGCAGAGCGCCGGTCAATACGACAAGACTTGGGGAGTCATAGGAGTGTACTTCTAACCCCTAAAGTTGATGGCTTAGTATTTCGTTGGGAGCGCGACCTTCTTCGCGGTGGGCAGAATCAAGTTCAGAGACTGCTCAACATGGGTTGGATAATCTATGAAGGGGAGTGGGACGTGGCAGACCAATCTGCGGTAGAACGCGACAAAGGATTGGGTACGGGTCATCGTGTAGTCGGAGGGCAATTTGATGGAAAGCCTTATTACTTAGTGCTGATGTGTATAGATGCAGAAGTTTATGCAGCAGATCAGGAAATTAAGGAAGAGGCACTACGTGCGAAGGAAGACGAACTTCGTGCTGACGTTCAGTCAGATGGCGGTTACGGCTACATCGGGTAAGGAGGGGTTCCTCCTTGCTAAACCGTAATTATGTAAGGAGATTAAAATCATGGCAAATGTAGATAGAGTCAATGGGTTCAAGCCCGTCGGCCACATCCACGGCTCTGGCTTTAATGGAGAATGTCGCATTATGAGTGTGGCAGCAGCATACGGTACGGCTCTCTTTGTTGGTGATCCAGTGATAGATAGCGGTACAGCTGATGCTGATGGCGTCAACGGCGTAGAACAATGCGCCGCTGGTGGTATTCCATTAGGAGTTATTATAGGAGTTGTGGTGCCACAACCAGGCGGTGCTCAAGAGCACCCAGGATATATTGCAGCCTCGACAGGCGGATATGTTCTTGTAAACGTAGACCCCGGTACCATCTATGAAGTTCAAGAAGATGGTGTTGGTGGAGCTATAGGTATTGCAGGTTCAGGTGAGATGTGTGACCACGTCATCGCCGCAGGTAATACTACCACGGGGACATCAGGAGCGGAGTTGAACTCATCTGATGTTGGAACGGGAATTGGTTGGAAAATCTTAGGGTTTTCTCAACGTCCCGATAACGAACCAGCTAATGTAAATGCTAAAGTGCTTGTAAAAGCGAATGAGCATGCATTAGGTTCTGACGCAGCGGCGGTGTAATCATGGCAGTTATTAACACATCAGCCTTTGGTAAGGCACTATGGCCGGGCATCAATACCTGGTACGGTAAGGCTTACGACGAATTCGCAGTGGAGTATACCGATTTGTTCGACTCATTTCGAACCGGTAAACACTACGAAGAAGACGTAGGTATCGTATCCTTTGGTTTGGCTAAGAAGAAAGCAGAAGGTGCAGCAGTTGAGTACGAAGGGGAGCGACAAGGCTTCATCTCTCGTTACCAGCCTGACGAGTATGCTTTGGGTTTCATCATAACTGAAATTATGATGGAAGACGATCAATACCGCATTGTTGGTGAAAGACGCGCAAAAGGCCTAGCCTTCTCTATGCGTCAAACCAAGGAAATTGTTGGAGCGAATGTTTACAATCGTGCCTTCAACTCTTCATACACTGGTGGTGATGGTGTGGAGCTCTGCTCTGCGGCTCACGTCAATGTATCAGGTGGTACTTGGGATAACCTAGCGTCCGGTGCGCTGAGTGAGCTCTTACTTGAGCAAGCTTGCATCGACATGGGTAAGTGGACTAACGACAAGGGACTGCGTATCAACGTAACTCCTCAGTCAATCCACATTCCTGTTGATCTTCAATTTGACTTGGAGCGTATCCTGAATTCTACCCTTCGGGTAGCATCGGCGGATAACGACTTGAACGCGCTACGTAGTACGGGTATGTTCCCGAAAGGTGGGAAGGTTAATCACTATCTCACTGATACTGATGCGTGGTTCATTCGTACCAGTTGCCAAGACGGCATGAAGTACATGGAAAGACGTCCTGATTATTTCAAGATGGACGATGACTTTGATACTTCCAATGCTAAGTATAAATCTGCTGGCCGGTACGTCTTCGGATGGACTGACCCACGTCAGGTTTATGGCTCAGCTGGAGCTTAAGGAGTAACTTTAAACAGGGGAGCTGAGTTGGTGTTCCACGCTCTATAAATGATCGGCCTATATGACGCCCTGTTTTTCTTTTAATTATATATCCCTTCGGGGAGTTGACGCGCTACCAGCGCAGGTAAAATAATATGGCAGCAACACATTTTTCAGGACCTTTAGTAAGCGCAGCAGGTGTACAAGGCACAACCGGAACCTTCAGTGGTGCCGTAACTGTCACAGGCGGGCTGGAGAACACCCCCGTTGTACTAACTGGAGCAACTACACTAACAGCAGCA